CAAGATTAGCACCTCTAAGATTAGCACTTCTAAGATTAGCACCCCAAAGATCAGCACTTCTAAGATCAGCACCGTCAAGATTAGCACCTCTAAGATTAGCACCCCAAAGATTAGCACCTTCAAGATTAGCACGCTCAAGATTAGCACCTCTAAGATTAGCACCCCAAAGATTAGCACCTCTAAGATTAGCACGCTCAAGATTAGCACCTCTAAGATTAGCACGCTCACCTTTAATATCTCGAACTAACCACAATGAATGCTTTTCAAGCACCTCTTTTAAATTTGTCATAATTCCGTTTGTTTAAGTACATAACAAACTTAACAGATTACTTTATTAAATCCTACTCTTTGCAATTATATTTTTGATTTCCTTCAAAGTTTTTTCAAATTCAAGCCTAGCATTCCGATATAAAAAGTCTCGCATCGGTAAATTTACCCTATCCTGACTAGCTCCCTTGAATTGTGAGGCATATTGGACTAACCCATATTCCTGTAAAAAAGCATTGCTGACAAATGATCCCGTTCCAAAGACTACATAAGGCGCATAGTGAACCCCGTTGATTCCTCCGACCTTGACTATCCATGTTAATCCATTAGCTCCTAATACCGATCTAATAGAACTCTTTAACGCCCCCGTATCAACCGGAGTATCCCGAATAGCATCGGCGGCCGTTCGATCAGACCATCCTTTAAGTTCTTCCTGGAATTGCTTTTGAATTTTATCCTCGTACTTGTCAAGACCTTGTAACAGGATATTAATTCCAGATACTTTGACCTTGATTGACATTATACACCTGAATAAATTCTATGAATTGATACTTTTTTATTCCAAATTAGCATCGTATGTGATGGAGTAATTTTAATGATGCCTCCGTTGGTAAAGAAAGTGTCTCTAACATATAAATAGTCAGTAGTGCTAAATGGTTGTGTGATATTAGCCCCTTTAGGAAATACTTCAGCACGTCTTAACACAAATCCAATTGCCCCACCTAAATCAACCTTTAAATCAAAGTGACCGTTAGCATTATTTATTTCAGCTTCGTAATCAAATCTAATTACATAACTGTCTCCATTTTTGAAAGGTCGAATTTTATTGTCTAAAAATAACTCTGAATCTCCAATAGCTATGGGAGCTTGTAACCTGTCAGGATCAGCATCAACAATTGTAATCGTGTTTTCAATTCCTGCTGTTAATGTTTGTTTATTTGATACGGTGTGAACGGTATCGGTGTAATTTATAACTCCAACAGCATCATAAAGAGCATTTATGGAGGCTTTTACTTCATTAGCATTTACTGCTGTAAATTTGTTTGCCTCTGGAAGTTGATTGTCTACTACCGATATTTTGGTTGGATATGTTATTTTTGCCATTATAATGTAAAATCTAGCGTTGCATCTAAAGTGTTTTCCTCGGTTATAATCTGTGTTTCCGAACTCCGATTGGTAGTCTCAATCTCTGAGAATGCTTTAATAGTTATCCATCGCCTGAGTGGATCTACTTTTGGGGCCAAAGCGTTAAACCTAAAACCCCTCCATGATATCTTATCTCCATTGATAATTGAAATTTCAGGATTATACCTAATTTTAATCTCAATCAAAGAACTAATACTTTGTTGTTGTGCGATTAAGTCAATGCTCGGAGTCAATTCTTTTACACTCGCTCCCATTGGTTGGTAGTAAGTCAATTCAGCATTTACCAATTGACCAGTTGAATCCTGAGACTTTATAGATCGAATAAAGCTAACTTTCTCCCTTAAATTCATGGAAATTGAATTCTTTTAAACCCGTACAAAGCCAATTTAACTTCGTCTAAAATTGTTCCCTGAAGTTGGCTAAATCGATCTCTATTTTCGTAATAATTCAATGCCTGCCGATAAATAGCCATTCTAATTGTCTCATTGCATTGACTTGCGTTCGTGACGTATGTAACTTCTAAATCTTCACCGCCTTCTTTCAGAATATCTCCCACCTTGGTAAATCCCGTTGTTGAAATCGAAGCAACAGGGCCGAATGGTAGGTAAAAATTCTTTGGTAATTTCAAAGCCGAAAGTAAAATAGTTCTAATCCCTAAAGACTTCTGTAAATATTGCTCAATGTCAATTCTAGCCGACTTTAGAAATAGAGTCAGTAAATTGTCATCTGTGTCAAAGTCAATACGGGCAAATTCTTTGAACTCACTCAAGGTCCAAGGTTCAATATAATCTGTCTCAGAAACAAAAGATACTTGTAACCCTTGAGTCCCTGCTTTCTCGTAAACTGGCAATCCAGTTGAATCGGTAAAATCTGAATTTAGATAATAGTCTGCCATGGTTCAAATATAATCATTTTCTAGGACACAAAAAAAAGCCTTGAATTTCTCCAAGGCTTTCAAATATTCCTAATTAAGACTAGGAAGCGTTAAAATCAATCGTTACAAATGCCCCTGCTCTTCGAATAGCAAGTGCGATTCTCTCTTCGATTCTCATCATTAGATAGTTCTTAGTCGCGTCATCTTCGTTCTGATCAAAGATTCTTAACCTCGGTGCTGATCTAATCGCTAAAACTGCCTGATTGAAATCTCCAATCAAAGCCGTTCCCACTGTCATCTGAGGAGTGGTATAAACTGGCAAGCCATCAATCGCTAATTGACCATTCACGTAACCAATCGCTCCCGTTGGAAGGTTGTATTCACCTGAGGTGCTAGCCTTATTCAAAATGATTCCTACCTTATCGGTGTTGCTCATTACAATCGCATTCGGCATTATGAATTGGTCACCCAATTGTCTGTAAGAAGCATCAACGATACGCTCAATTCCAACGGTAAAATCTCCGTCATAAGCTGTAGAATTGGCCAACAATCCATCCAATTGAGGACTTGTGCCGCTACCGTTCAGAATCTGGTTATCTTCAGCCTTCATCAACTCTTCTCTCAACAAAGAAGCAAGGAAAGTACTAGCCCATCCAAAGTCTTCAATCATTGAAACCTCTACATTCTTAATGATTCCCGCAATCCACTCCACTTTAGAAGTGTAAGATACCATGTTAGGAGTCAAAGCTGGTTTAGCAACCGTTGCCCCTGGAGTAGCTCCGAAATCCCATGGTGCACCCGCTCCTGTTGTTGCAACCTGCTTTGGATAGGAAACGAATTCGTTGCTAGTCGCAGCGTTCGGAAGTAAGTTTCTCCAATGGAATTGATCATAAAGCAATCCAACAGGAGCTTGGTATTCCGTATTAAAAGGTTCGTAACCCGGGAACTGAGCCGTTCCAAAGTCCTTCATTTCAATCGTGTGACCGTTGATCTTACCCGCTTGAATCGCTTTCTGCATTCCTTCAAAACCACCTTCTTTCATGGTTTTGTTGAACGCTTGGCCGAAGCTCAAAGGCTTCTCATTCTTTTTCTCGTTCTGAGCCTCTTTAACCTTAGCGGCCAAAGCGTCAAAATCCTTTTGAAGTTCTGCCTTCTTAGAATCAATCTCGCTCAAAGAAGCCTGACGGGCATCTTCAAAAGCATCAATCGCTTTCTTAAGTGTATCTGCATTCCCCTCTTTGATCTCTCTCTGGATCTGATCGGTATTCTTTTTTAATCCATCCTCAACGATTGAGGCAATGTCTTTAACGTCTATTACTGACATGGTTTTCAAATGTTTTTGTTAATGTTTCTTTTAGTTGCTTAAATTGTTCCTCGGCTATCTTTTCGCTATAAGTGTCTAAAGACGGCTTTAGCAATTCGGAAAGTGATTTGAATCTATTTTCAAGCGTAATTATAGTTTCATCGCTACAATCAGTAGTTTTGATGAATTTTTCTAGTTTATCGAGATATTGAACTGCATCCAATTGACTCTTTAATTCTATCATGGTAGTATCTGGATTGGCTCCTAAAAATTGAATAGCCGAACCTTCATGCATCATTACTTCTTTGATTCGGTTAGCTTTCATCTGAGAATCATACATTTCCTTCATGATTATAAACCCGAATGAATGTTGGTTAATTAAACCAGATTCAATCATTTTCATGAAATCAACTCCTAGCGAATGAGTACCAATTTTAGCCTCATATCTCAAGCCTTTTGAGTCCTCTTCAAGGTTAATTATTTTAGCAACGGCTTTGGTTCTGTCATGATCCAAAAGATATTTGATCAATTGCTTTCCATTTGGCCCACGTTCCTGAACTGTCTTTGAAAAAGCTCCTTTCTCAATGATATCTCCATCTAGGTCTTTATTCCCAAACATAGCGAAGTACCCAGAGATAACACCCTGCTTCAAATCCTGATCTACAAAACCCTCATTTATGCCTTTTACTATCATTTGCTTAATCGTATAGGCAAATATACAAATAAAAAAAATAATCAAAAAAAAGCCCCTGAGAATGTCCCAGAGGTTTTATTACCAATTAACCCTAATCGTCTACTATGAATATTAATTAGCTTTTTATTTTAACCAAAAACTGAAAAATTAAATCCTTTTCATTTTGATCATTAAATGAATACGAATATTCGTCATTGATTAAAAAATCAATAGCATGCATTTTTTCCCAACCGTTTAAAATGGAAAACTTAAATTCCTCAATTAGCAATCTGTGTTTTTGAGTTAATGATCTCATTTTTACACCACTATTTGATGTGTAAATTGATAAGATTTGAGGAGTGTTTAAAGTTTTCATATTTCCGTTTCGTTTAAGTGTTGAACAAATATAATAGGATACTTTTGATATGCAATACAATTTTCAAATTAATCTTTGAATATCTTTTCGAGTCTCCCCGTTTTTCGCATCTAATCGGTAAGAATGAAACAAATAGATCCCTTCAGCTATCCCTAACTTATAGCCCTTTGCCCGAACTTTAACAGAAAACAAATAGTCTATAAAGCTACCTTTAATCATTACCCCACCCTCGGGAAATTTGCCTACCTCTAGCCATATCTTTTTACTGAACATCATAAATAAACCTCCAACAGTCTGAGCCGTTCCGATGCTTTTGATATTCCGATTCTTGGCCAATTCCTTCGCTTTCGCCCTATGTTTCCGAATATCGAACTCTTCAAACATACCAGGAACTAATTGATAATCTAACCCTATGCGATTGGTCATGCATCCAATTAGTCCAAAGCCTTGAGGATTATTGGCCACTTCTTCACATTGCTTAATGAATTCCTCATGCCATGCAGGTAACGTATCAATATCTCTGAGACAAATCCAATCGTTATCCGGTAAACCTTCGATCATTTGGTTAATAGCCTTCCCGAAATTCTTATCTGATCTGGCTGGTGTGATATGGTGAACGTAAACTTTGTCAGTTACTGTCTTTTTTTTGTGTTGATTCAATTTCACATAGGAATTAATCATATTCCTTCTTTGCAATCCTTGGGGTAAATATCCCAATATTTCACAAGCGAAAGGCAAAGCCAACTGATCCCGATGACTATATTTCAGGACTAAATCAAAAGTCAATTCCATTAATCGGTTGTTCATTGAATCGCTATGATTTCGGACAAAGAAACCATTCTGAAACAATCCCATGTTATCCTTGAATTTCAATTGAACATAAGCTCGAATCTGAGAAGTTATTTCATCTGCGTTGGCCTTGTTGTATTGTAGAATTGCTTTTGCTTCATCAATTATCCTAACCCTTGAATAGTGCTTATTCCAAATCGGCGAACTTGGTGGTTCCCTTAGCAAGGTCATATTAGCATCAATGTAGCAAACTAAATCATATTCTTTTAGATAAACATGGCTTAGAAATTTATACCGCCTAGATTCCTTTTCAGGGCTTAATTCAGGATTAATTAACCTAACATTCCATCCCTTAGAGTCTTTAGGCATTACATCCGTAAATAAAACAGGCTCCCAGCCGTTAAAGCTGGGAGCTTGTACTAATTCGTCATATCCTCCGATTAAAACTGTGAATATTACTTTCACTACCTAACCTCCCAACCTTTATCCCTATTATATTCCTCGTAAGTAGTTTCATAATCAACAAAACCTAACTCGATCTTATGCCTTGACTTATGGATAATCGCTAACCCTGTGCGCTCGTCAATGTAATCTACCTTTACCTTTGGATAAGCATCTCTAAAACCTAACCATGCCCTCCATACATCACCTGTCCATGTATTTTGCTCCCTTGGTACTCGCTGACATTTGTCATCCAACGGCTTAACATCATGGATAATAATTTGCCCGCCTTTATTTAGGCAATTCCAAGAGTTTACAATATCCCGCTCAACTTGGTCCGCATGGTGTAGCCCGTCGATGAATATGCAGTCAAAGGTATCTTGGCAATGCTCAAAGAAAGTGTCTGAATCTAGCGTACCAATATCTTTTCCCGTTACGGCCGGATCAACTCCTATCTTAGTCTCGCATTCAATACTTTTAAAATTCAGGCCATTGCCTAAACCGATTTCCAAATATGAGGTATAACCGTTCTCTTTGATTATCCTTTGAATTTCTTTTGTCCTATCTATCATTTTGTCAATTCTTTTAGTTCCTCTAAACTATTTATAACTGTAATTTCCTTTGATTCCCAACTTTTGATAAGCTGGATCAATTCGTTAAATGATCCGTATTCCTCAGCATGTTTTAGCAAAGATTCAAATACATTGATCAAATCAAAGAAAATCAATTGCTCATCCTCGGAAAACATGGTATAAGCCTGTTTTGTAACTCGCTCAAAGTTGGCTTTAAGATTCTTCAACTTCGTATGCAATGCCGGATCATATTGATTCAGTAAAGTAGTGTTTTCGTATTGGCTTAGCATTATATCGCTCATGGAGCTGAATAATAGATATGACACCGCCTGTTTAGTTTTAATGCTCATTTCCGTTTTTGTTTGTTTAAATACTTTCTATAACCTTCACCAATTCAGCTATATCTTTGTCGCTCGTTTCTTTTAGAACTTCGATCCTATAACTTCGCTCTTCACATCCGCAACTAAATTTCTTTGGAATGTACTTTCCAGAAATTACCTTGGTTTTGTTTTCGATTTTAATTGAGTAACTCATTTTTGAATTTTGTTATGGTTACCCTTAAATAGTCTAATGATTCCAAAATATTAGCAACCTCCCAGTCCTCCAAATCTCTATTAACTTGGCCGTTCACTTTTTGGCCCATCAATTTATGATAAGTTTGAGCCTTCAATCCCAAACGTTTCATAACTACCAACTCTCTCAACTGAGTCCTTACTTCGATGAATTTTTCATCTTGCTTTTTCATAAAATATCGCTTTGTTTATTTCTTCACCTTGGTAATTCAGATACTTTCCATCCTTAAAGAATGCTATCTCCATATCCCTGTTAAATGCTTTTCTAAGCATCTTAATTTGGCTTTGAACATGATCTAACCCTATCCACTCGCCAGAACCTTTACAAGTCCAATCACTCCATTTTCCGTCACGGTTTTGAACCCGAACGGATAAGGAATAATCGGACTTGACTTGGTTTTTCTTAGCCATTAGAATGGTAGTGAATCCGGTTCAGGTTTCGCATATTCCTGCTTCGAAGTGTGTGCCGTTTTGTCTACTTTTTGAGGTACAACAGGACTAGCCCCATCAGTCCAAAATACTTTGCCGTTACCGGTATAATACCTTGGTTTCTTAGCCTCTCGATCTTCTTTACTTTGGCTTACAAAAGAGCTTAAATTTTGCCCGTAATCGTTTGCCTCGTCATTGACTGATACTGTCAATTCAACTCCTTTTTCGCCCTTTGCCTGGACCGTGTCGGCTAAGGCTCTTAATACCTCCGCCTTGATATACATACTTGCTAATAGTGCCATGTTAGTTTTTTATAAATGTTCCGTTAATAGTTTTTCCTTGTCTGTCCTTAATCGTGTTATAAGCGTTGTAAAGCTCCAAATTAAGATTAACCCCTCTTTGTTCGGCTAAGATTATAACTGTAACCATAAGATCCCCGAACGCATCTTCTTCTTCGATCCTGTTACCCTTTAAAATCGCTCCAGAAAGTTCGCCTAATTCCTCAAAGACTTTCATCAACTGCTTAGGGTAATTTTCAGTGGCTAGGATCTGTTTATCCCTAGCCCAATTTAATACCAATTCCTCTTGCTCTTCAAATGTATTCATATGCTTTTGTTTAGTTTATCAAATATAGTTAATTACTTTTAAATTTCATTATTCAAAAATAGATAGCTGTAATTTCTTACTCATAGCATTTGAGATATTCTTACACGCTACATCAAAGTAACTGTCCTTTAACTCAATACCAACTCCTTTTCTATTATTTTGGACCGCCTTATAAATCTCAGAACCAATACCTAGGAATGGTGTGAAAACAGTTTCACCTTCATTCGAGTAAAGATTAACCAACCTATGAATTACCTCTAATTGCAACGGTGCAATATGCTTTTCATCTCCCATATCTGTACCCTCTCGATTGTTCAAAACATCAGTCCTTTTAATGTCCATCCAAACAGGACTAGCCCATCTCTGCCAAGTATCTAAAGGAAAATTCTTTTTGTTAAGATTAGTTACTTTCTCCCATTCAGATTCATCAGATCCATCCCACTTCTTAAATATTGTAATATATTCAGCCATCCCAATTCCAGTCTTGGTTGAATCGCTAGTTACTGTTTTATAAAGTAATCTTTGAGTTTTGGTCCGCTGCATCTCTAGTACAGGATCGCACCAGATAGTTATTTTTGAATGTAGTTTAAATTCCTCATTTAATACCGCTTTAGTATGTTCGCCCGTGAAATCATACATTCCAGTATATCCACTTGAATTTTTATAAACTCCCAAGTCTTTTGTATGGCAGCACATTAATCTACCAGGCTTTAGAATTCTATATAAATCCTTTAGCAAATAGCTATATTGTTTGAAGAACTCCGCATGATTATCATTGTTACCCATATCATGAATGTAATTTGAATAGGTAAATAGAGAGCTGAATGGAGGGCTAAAAATAATCAGATCAATTGAATTATCTGGTATTGTTTTAATCTCAGTACATGAATCTCCTTTGATTAAAAGTACGTCCTCATTCTTGAATTCTCTTCGATCATACTCATTTAGCAATCCATAATTAACATTGTTAATATTGAGATTCATCTCTCTTTGCATCTCCAAAAACTGCTTTTCTTTTTGTTCAATATTTTTTCCTACGTTTTCCATTGTGTCCGTTTTAATTAAGTGAATATCTACTTTGTTTTTTTGCCCAAATCTATAAGATCGTCTTACTTGTTGGTAATATGCCTCAAAAGAAAAATCTAAGCTCGGAAATATCTGAGTGTTACAATTCTGAAAGTTCATTCCGAATTGAGCTATCTTTGCCTTTGTAATCAATATCCTGAATTCACTATTAGCAAAACCAAGTAGTGTTTTTTCCTTTTTATCAACACTATCTGAACCCCTTACCGCCATAGCTTCAGGAATAGCCTTCAAAAGATATTCCTCCTCCCTATTTTGCTTGACCCATATGAGAATTTGCCCCTGAGTTCTATTACATATTTCAATGACTTTTTCAAGTCGATCTTCTTCAGTTCTCTTTAACTCTCTATTGAAATCAGTTGCATTTACAGATCCGGTATTGAACAAAAGTCCATTGTCCTTTTCCTTTGTCTTAATCTCATGCTCAATAACTTCTAATTTTGGAAGTACATACTTAGTGCCATCAAAACCCAAATCGCATGGATTTGTTATCATAGTGGCCCATGAACTAATCCATCCGTAAAAATCAATTTTTGCATGGTTTTTTAATCTGTAATTGTTCATTCCCTCGTCACGAACGAACCACTTTGCCCTCATATCCTGAGAGTCTAATATATCCAAAAACTCAGAATGATTCCCTATTTCATTGAGGTCATTAGGCGAAGGTGTCGCAGTACAAGCTAACTTATAAGGGGTTTCTTTGAATAAGTCAATAATCAGATTTTTATACTTTCCAGTGTAATTTTTAAGAATAGAACTTTCATCCAAAACTACTCCCGAAAATTGGCTAACATCTACTTTTTCCAATTGCTCATAATTGGTAATGTAAGTGCCAATTCCAAAAACTTCTGATTTTAGCTTTTCGCAACTAATACCAAATTTCAACCCCTCTTGAATAGTTTGGCCTGAAACTGCCAACGGTGCTAAAATCAATACTGGTTTTTTGGTTTTCAAGCTAACTTGATTAGCCCATTCCAATTGCATCAAAGTTTTTCCAAGTCCACAATCGGCAAAAATTGCGTACTTTCCAAACTCAAGTGCTTTTTTTACAATAAATTTCTGAAAGTCAAATAAGCTATCATTTAACTTTGATTCATTAATCTTGAATCCTGACTTAATAATCTTTCTTTTCTTACTTTCTAAGAACTCTTGATATTCCATAATCTTTTCCGTTTTTGTTTCTGTAAATATATCCTATTAATTTATATAATCAACATACCATTGATAAAATTCCTCAAAATCTTTTACAATAATGTAAATCCCGCCAGATTCCTCCGCTTTCCGTTGCTCCTCCTTCTGATAATCTGACTGCCTATCCTTACCTTTCTTATAATGCCTCTTTAACTCGATTTCTACCGAACGGCCGTTAATCACCGCTAATATATCAGCGATTCCCCTTCGCATCCCTGAGCCTATGAATTCAACCGAACCGATTACTTTCTGCCTACCGATTGAATCCTTTACAACTTTTCGGTTATCTATCCGTTGCCCTCGGTTTTCAATGATAGTACCTTTGCATCCCTTGGACAAATTCAGGAACTTTTCAATCCGTTTCTTTTCCCTTTTTTCAGGACTCATTTTTTCAAAGGTATTAACCGTCAAGGCATGATCCGGAATAGTTGGATATTTCGCCCGCTGATCTTCTTTGATCATTTCCTTTAGCTTTTCTAATGCTTTCATTTCCTGAAATTCTTTAAGTGATTCTTTGGGCTGCCCATCGGGCAAAATAAACATAGGTACATGAATGCGGCTTTCCTTTGATATTCCTTCATCGACATCCAAATGGCCTGAGCTCCTAATTTATCCCAATCGCCTTCGTCTATCTCCTGAAATTTATCCCAGAAAACTTCAAATGGGATCTCCGTTAATTCGTCTAGTATTTCTATCATTTCTTAATATAATTATAAACTGATCTTTTTGATATGTTCAACATCTCAGCTACTTCGCCTTTGTTGGCATCTGGAATTTCTTGGAAGATTACCGAAACAATCTCAGAAATCGCTTGACCTTTCATAGACTGAATCAACTCCTTTAATCCCATTGATTCAATCATGGAAATCTTAATCTTTTTGCTCATTGATATGAAATAATTCGATAGCTTTTCAGCCTTCAAAATAGTTTCTTTTTCAATCCATCCGATATTGGTTCCTGTATCATAGCAGTCCAAACAATGGATAATCATGGCCAATCTTGGAACATAACTTTTCTGTTTCGATAGCATAGACTTCACGTATTCGTTTATTTCATCTGAATTCTGCATATCTGATAAATTGTTGAATATCCGCTCCCATTCCAAATCCGCCTCATCTGAGAATCTTATGATCTTTGGATCTATGCTATCAAATTTATAAGCCAATACGTTTTTTCGCATCTGGTCGTAGAACTGACAAATATAGCCCTCATACCAATCTAGCAATTCCTGACTAATTGAATTCCGATTGTAATGTTCAATGTCTTTTTCAGGGAATGACAATAGCAATCGATCCAAAAATCCGTTATCCTTATTATCGGAAGTTGAAATCTGGCTAAATATAGCTGGCTGAATTCCTCCTAAAACGGGCATTAATGGCATTTCGATAAAACTACTCTTTGCCGTTTTTCTCGTTAAAGTAGCCTGCTTTCCAGACCAACAAGCTAACCAGAATTCCAAATCGGATCCAGGTTTGTATTTATTCATATCCTTTAGCCATCCATTAAGCTCGTCTTTAAATACCGCAACTCCGTTTTCGTTTTCCTCATGCAATTCTGCCAACGCTTCAATAGTTACATCATTCACTATGAATTGCCTCCGATTAGGTTCCCTAACCTCTTCAAAGTCCTTCTTTTCCTTAGTGGTTAATTTCTCATATTCCTTCCACTTTTTATATTCTTTTTGATATTGCTTAATCTCGAATGAATTTCGATTCTCAATCGGAAATGTAATCGCATTGATCGAAGGTGTCTTTCCAAGGCCTGCCTTTCCGATCAATCCCAGCCAAATGTTAGCCGACTCCCTCCATCCTATCTTAACCTCAATTTTGCATGAATTCCCAATAGATAAGGCCAATAACCAAAGGAGCGAAGAACCCATATAATCTATCGAATGATTCAAGGTCTTTTGATTAGCGATCATGTAAGTCTGAATGTCATCCGGGAAAACATCAATTGGAAATATCAAGTCATCCTTTGCAATTTCAGGCCTTTCGATCTCTAATTTCCTGACTTTACGCTCTCCATAGCCTTGCTTATACAACTCTTTAGAAGCCTCTGAGAAGTTGCCGCCGAAATACTTATAGGAATATACCGTAAACGGGCTAAGTGCTTTCTCATGCGGGTAAATAGTGGCTGTGGTGAACAAATAACAAAGACCTGAATCTTTGTAAACATATCCATGTAGCGGATCCTTACTCCCTGACTTTCTAAGAACTATTCTATCGGACAAATGCTTTACAACCGTGAACTCATTTCCGATTATATCCAGAACTGAATTTCGTTTATTGTAGTCATCCCACGGGGTTAATCCTTCATTCTCAACGGTTATGTTCTTAATCTCTATATCTTCATTCACTTCGTAATTGAAGTACCTACAAAGCCCTATTAAAGTCTCTCGATCCTCTTCTGATATCTCCTGAATATCTTCATAGCCTATCTTGCTTATCTGATTGTCATAAATGTAGATATAACCTCCATTGCCTCGGGTCTCAATTACCGCCTGACTGTGATCTTTTAGAGTGGCTAGCTTCTGATTCCCTCCGATAGTCTTGCATCGGTAAATGATATGATAACCTGAATTAACCGTTTTGTAGATTACAAATTTCTTATCGAAATCATCTATGTGATCTGAAAAGAAATTAACCAATTCCTCCCAGAATACCTTGCCATCCTGGACAGATGGAAATACTTTCAGATCCACGTCAATACATTCCACGTCAAAGAATCCCGTTATGATTCCAAAGCCTTTAGCCTTTGATTCATAAGACTGCAATTCCTGAACGCTTATCTTTTTTGTCTGGTATTCCTTCCACTTTATCAAAGGTCTTTTACCCTCTGAAATTGGCATAACGGAAAACCCTGCATTTAACAGATTAATTGCCCTTCCTAGCGTTACGTTCATTTTTTGATTTTTGCGAGTTTCTGAGATAGTGTCAGACTTGTTGTCTTTACAGGATCTACAACTATTCCAAGATCATCAATGTAATTGTAGACAGTTCGACGGCTAACTCCTAGGATTTTTGCAACCTCATCTTTGGTGTGCTTTTTCAATAGATCAACAAATTGATCATATTCCTCTTGACTAATATTATGCTTAAAATTTCTCATGTTTAAATTTACGTTAATTTTACAATTTTACGGTGATTTTACGGTGTTTGACCTAAATAATTTTTTAGTCAGTGAAAACCTTTCACTCATATGCAAAACATTTTGCAAGCTATTTATTGCGATTCAAGACAATGGAGGCTGATTTTTGCCCTTTTTTTGGTGGATTTGCAAAATGCAAAGGTTTTTAGAAATAAATATTTTTGTATCTCTAATTTTTTATTTTTTTTCATTTTGCAACGCAATTTTGCAAATAAGGCTAAAAACTGCCTTGAATAGTATTTAAACCGCGTTTTTGCTTGCAAAATACCTTTCAAAACCTTTGCAAATTTTGAAAAGTATTGATTATGTTTTTTTGATAAATGACTGACTGGTAACAGTCGATAAGCCATATTGAAACATGGCATATCTTTGTGTTATAATCCATATGTAACCCAGCATTTATTAAGGGTTGGTTTAATTAATTTTACTATTTGCTTTTCCATAAATAAAATGTTATCCGAGGAATATTCAATAATAATTACATCTGTAAACTTTTTATACATTTTATGAGAAATTAACCTTGCATATAAATTCATTGTTCTACCAGCATAAATAATTTCATCTTTATTACAAAGTAAATAGATAAAATACCTACCAGATACTTGCATTAATTGAATATTAACCTCAGTAATTTCAATAACAGCACGTTTTAAAGATTTTTCTAAATAACCGCTTGACATCATTTCTTTTTCTATTTTCCCTAAATAATCTTTCATATTTTTTTTGTTTAAGTTCAATCAACCAGATCCAATTTTTTAAGCCGAAAACGAACCTGACCGTAAGTCAGATTCAATTTCCTTGCTATGGCAGATAATGGAATTCTATCCCTCCACCCCTCGATTATGCTTTCTAAAATTTCTTGCTCGCTCATATTCTATTACTCTAATCGCTTCTTTAACCTCGTTAATCGTTATCCCTAAATCGTCTGCTACATCATTGTGACTGTAATCTAAGTCACTTCCATTATTGAATTGAATCAATACCTTAATTCTATCTATCTTGTCCTGGCTTATGGTCTTCTTTACTTTGTACCTCTTTAGATCCATCCTGTAAAGGTAATTTCTAATCGTAAAGATTGAAATCCCTAATTCCTCGGCCATCTGTCTCTTCGTATAACCTTGGTCAAATAAAGCTCTAATTTGTACTTTAATCTTTCCGATCATTTCAACTTCATTAAGTATTCCCTACATACCAAAACACGCTCTTTAACTGACTCAATAAATTCCGGATCATATTCAAAATCAAATTCTTTGATTCTTAGATTGAAGTCTAAATGATCATAGTTAATCGGTTCCTCATAAGTTAGGAACTCAGGTGTATTAAGCAAGGTATAAACCAACTTAGCTTTTTTAATGCCTGTAAGGTGCATATAGACTTGCAACTGCATCCAATATCCTTTATCTGGTTCGGTATCGAATAACGGGAATGTATAGGCATCCCATGATGTTTTAAAATCGTAAACAATTCCTCCATGAATCAAATCCGGTGTTCCTGTGAAAAACTCATCTGAAAAGTGATCTAAATTCTTAATCATAAAATCAACTTCTTTAGCTATCGAATAGAATTCAATCGCTTCGTCTTCCATCATTAACCCTTTAGTAAGGTACTTTGATTTTATCTCTTTTCTAAATCCGTAAACCTGCTCTTTGTACCAATCCTGTAAATAGGTCTTGCAAGTTTGCCCTAAAGGCTCTGACTTTGATCTTCCATTAGTCATGATTTGACTAACTCCAGATGCTCTGATTTTAAATTCCATTTGTAAGTAATTTTTCGTTTTCTAATGTTAAAATATAAACTTTCTTCACTTGCTCAATCGTTACTTCTTTCTTTTTGATTGATTCCTTAGCCCCATTCCATTTAGGATGCTTAGGAGTTAGTTCCTGCTTTGTCGCCCCGTGGTCGTTTGATCCATCAGGGTCCTTAGTGTCATCAATCAGAAACAAACCGTTAAGAGCGTACTTTCTAGCGTAACTCGAAGAAGCTCCGAAACATTGCGCTGCATCCATTCCTTTACGTGTTACATCTATTCCTGCCTGAGCCGTTACCGTTCGGCTTTCCTCACCATTGGAAATGCTAGCCGTTGCTTCAATGAATACCAGACCTCCGCATTCTTTGACTTCATCATGAATAGTCAAAGTGCATTCATGGATTTTCAATAAAGGTTTCAAAGCCTCTAAGATATCCTCACAGCTTCGGTACTTGTATTTCCCGAAGCTGTTGAACTGATTCTTTGGAGCCTTTAACTCCGATTGGATATTAATTAATGCTTTCATCTAGTTGTCGTTTGTTAAGTTACCGTTCAAATATTTCTTTAAGCTATCCTCAACAGGCTTGAAATTAGATCCGAGTAAAGCCTCTAATCTCAGCCATTCTTTAGTAAGTTGGTTATTCTCATAAACCAAAGTAATTCCGTTCAAATGCCATGAACATAGGTAATTATCCAAGTCAATTCTGATATTTACGGTCGATAAAATTCCGTTGTGCTTTACCGTTTGGAAATCAACGGATAACATTCCGTTTACTTCTACTGTCCAATTATTCTCTGTTACAATTGCCATGATTAGTCTTCTTTAAAGTTTTCCTCGATATATTGTTTGATTTCCGGTACTACCGATAAGTCGGTGCAATCAACCCATTCATCCAAGTCATCGTCGTAATATTGTAGAAAGTCGATTACAATATCATATATTTCTACCTGATAGTCACCTGGTGTCCAATAATCCCCCCTACATTGGTGTACCAAGTATTGAACGGTACATTCTACGTTGTAATACTTAGTGCCGATTAGCACGTCTTCAAAGTGATCTTTCTTAAATTCCATTTTAGTTTATGTTTTGGTATTTCTTTGATAATTTAATGATACACTTATCTAGCGTATCGATGTCATTCTCTAGCTTTTTACGGTATGAGGTAAAAGTACCCATGATACCTTTTAAGCTATCCCGCTTGCATTGTCTTCTGACTTTCAGGGATTGGATGGCCTGAAGTATCTCAAGGCATCTTTCGTGTCGTTTGATCTGAAATTCGATAGTCATATTAGTAGATGTAAAGGTTCTGACTTGTGAAATAAACTCCGAACGCTAGGATTAATCCTGCGATGGTTAATACGATTGCAAAGGTTGTGTTTTTCATAATTCCGTTTCGTTTATTAGTATGATGTAAAAGTAATCGGTTATGTTTTATAAAGCAAGGATTACCATCAAATATTTTTAAATTATTTTCGTAAATTTGTCCTATGGGTAGATTCAAGCTGATTGAAAGTCCTGAGAAGATGTGGGAGTTATTCCAGGATTATAGGAAACATACCAAATCCAATCCAATCGAAGTAGGTGATTGGGTAGGTGGTATGGCTATGGCTGTTGATCGGAAAAAGGAAAGGCCATTGACTTTGGAAGGCTTTGATAATTACCTCTATGAAAGTGGTGTTATTGATGGAATAGATCAATATTTCTCTAATCAGGGAGACGCTTACTCCGATTTTTTGGGCATCTGTTCACGTATAAGGTCCGCAATCCGTCAAGATCAGATCGAAGGAGGCATGGCAGGAATATACAATCCTTCTATTACTCAGAGGCTTAACGGGCTAGTTGATAAGACTGAAAGTAAAGTGATTCAGGAAATGCCCCTTTTCAATGATGAGGAATAAAGATGTTCAAACGAACTCCGGCAATAACCAAATTACTCAGGCTATCTAAGAGAATCAATCCTTCTTATAAGTAGTCAAGCCTACTAGGAAAACTAATTTAAAATGATTATATTTGTCTATGACATTTAGACAAATTAAAGGGTTTGAAGGTATTTATTCAATATCCGAAAACGGGAAAGTTTCTTCTATTAGAAGATCGTTAGGTAAAAGACTTATGAAAAACAGGATTAAGCCTAATGGATATGTAGGAATTAAGCTATGTAATAACGGAAAACAGTTTCATTTATCTATTCATAGGTTAGTAGCTTTGCATTTTGTAGACAATCCAAATAATTACCCTGAAGTAAATCACAAGGATGGAAACAAAGAAAACAATCATTATTTAAACCTTGAATGGGTCACTTCAAGTGAAAATCAAAAACATGCTTTTAGATTAGGTCTTCAGAAAGTTAGAAAAGGTAAGGATCATGTTCAAAGTATTCCAATTAATCAATTAGATTTAAATGGTAACTTTGTTAAAAGTTGGGAATCAATAAAGCAAGTTAAAAGGGAATTGGGATTTAATACTTTTGGAATTATAAAGTGCTGTAAAAACGAAAAAAGATACAAAACTGCGTACGGTTTTAAATGGGAATATAAATATGTTTAAAAGAACTCCAGCCATAACTAAACTGCTGAAGCTATCTAAGAGAATCAAAAAGATTCCCGGTGGCACTTCAGCAGGTGTTTAGCCCCTCTGAGAAATTGGAGGGGCACAATAAGGCAAAACCTTCGGCATTCTACCTATTCTAATCAATAGGGCTACAAAGTCACCATTACTTGAAATCTCAGTAGTTTCTGAATCTTTGCCTCACTTGAGAAAGGGAGCGATGAAGGACTTTCTAAAGATCATGAAATCTACCAATCGCTACAATGATGAAAGGTGGTCAAGAACTCTATTGACTTATACATTCGGTAACGGCTCTTATATTGAATTCTTTTCGGCCGACCAGGAGGACAAAGTCAGGGGACCTCGAAGAAACATTCTTTACATAAATGAGTGTAATAATATCTCATTTGAAACCTACCATCAATTAGCAATTAGAACCGATGTAGAAATCTGGTTAGACTTTAACCCTACGCATGAATTCTGGGCACATACGGAGCTGAAAGATGACCCGGATGTAGAAGAATTGGTTTTGACTTATAAGGACAATACGGCCTTAGCTGAGTCGATAGTCAGGGAGATTGAGAAAGCATTAGCGAAAGGTTTTCATAACATTCAGGAACCGGACCTATTCAAAGAATCTAATATCAAATCTCAATATTGGTCTAATTGGTGGCGGGTCTATGGCCTCGGAATGGTGGGTAGCTTGGAAGGTGTTATTTTCTCGAATTGGGATCAGATAGGCGAAGTTCCCAAAGATTCTCAATTGATAGGCTATGGAATGGACTTCGGATATTCCAATGATCCTACGGCTTTGGTTGCTGTTTACCGATATGATAGGGAAATCATAGTAGATGAATTGATTTATAAGACAGGCTTATTGAATTCCGATATAGTTA